TATGATCCAAATCTCCTTGTTTATACCTCTTGGGATATATGAGGTTCTAATCCTGATGGGGGTGGTGATAGTACAGCCGTACGATTCTTCCAAATGTATCAGAATGAGATAAGGGTAATAGACTTTTGGGAAGGTAGTGGCTATTCACTCCTTTATATCTTAGAACATATCATTAAACAGAAACCTTATCTCTACGGAAAACACATAGGACCACACGATATGAACCAGCATGAATATACCACAGGTACAACAAGGCTTCAGACCGCTAGACAATTAGGATTTGACTTTGAATTAGTGACCAGTCCTAAGGGTGCGGTAAGTAATAGGATTGAAGCGGTAAGACAGATATTCAGTAGATTGTGGTTTGATGAACAGAAGTGTGGAGAATGACTAACGATGCTTAAAAAGTATAGGAGAATGCGAGATGAGAAGAATTGATGCTTTAAGGATGCACCTTTACATAATAATACGAGCCATCCCGCAGACAGCCTCTGATATTTTTGTCAATTCGTTAGTGAACATTTCTCAAATAGAGGAAAACCAAAAGAAAACTCAGTTATCAAGATGAATTGGAAATTATAAAACACAAATTTAAAAGGGGACTTTATTTTACTTACCAACAAAATTATGGAAGATTTAAAAATGGAGATGCCTGATCAAGAATGAATGATTAAAGCATCGCTTAAGAGAGACCCCCTTAAAAGTAGTAAGAATGCATGGAAGAAAGCAGAACTCAGAAAAGAAGTTATGGAACAATACAAGAAACGTAAGTGAGACCAAACTTCTGAAGTAGCATGAGAGAACATCAAAATGGTTGCTAATGATTTTACTGAATTACTTAACTCTGTTAAAAAAGAGTTGGAAAAAAGTGAAAAAGATTCATCTGAAAGAATTAATGGATTTGATATCATAGATAAGGCTTATCTAGATATGGAGAAGAATCCTGATCCATTCTACGTAGATTACAACCTACTCTTTGCGAATGTAGACCTTATGATGTCCATTTCCTATGCTAATACGATGAAAGTGGTATTCAGTTGAACTAATGAGGCAGACCTTATTAATGCTGACTATATCACTAAATGTGCTGAATACGACTATAAGTATGAGATGAATATGAATGTAAATGAATATGTAGCGAATATGGATAAATTCCTTCATGGAGTAGCTATCTATGTCTTTGATGGATGGAATCTCAAAACTAATGCACCTATCGTGTATGTTCCTAATGTGAAGTATTGGAGACCTGACCCTAAGTGATGGGGATGTGCCAAGAACTTCAGATGGATGTGATTCTACGCTTGGATGACTAAAGCTCAGATGAAATCTGCGTGATTTGAAAATGTAGATGATTTGAGGCAGACTACCGACAAGACTGGAGAGAATAGGAATGATAAACAGTTATCTGATAACTATGACCAAGCTGATGATGATTCAGCCCTATTCCAAGTTTATCATCACTTCAGAACTGATAAGAATGGCAAAAAGCAACTCATCACAACTGATCCACAATGCACTATTAAATTAAGGGCAGTGGAGTTGGAATACGAGATAGGAGAATGCCCTGTATTCAATATAGAGGTAGACTATTGGAAACCACAACGTGATAACCCTTATGGACTTAGGCCATATGACGTAACGGGAAGAAAGCAGAACGCGCTATCCCTTCTCCTTAACTTAGGACTTAAGAAAGCTATCCGTAGTTCATTAGGTAATCATATCTTGGTGGACAAAGATGCTATCGTGAATAAGAACGATTTGAAACAGTTGAGTGAGTTCCCTGAAATCATTATCGTAGATACTCATAAATGACAAGTAAGTCTTGATAACTCAGCAAGAGAATTAACAAGAAGCCAAGTACCACAGGATAACTTCTCAATGTTCTCACAACTAGAGATGTTGAATCAAGTCGAGACAGCTATCGGTGCTAACCAATTAGGAATAAGTCCTAAGGGTGAGCAGACTGCTGAAGAAATTAGAAACAATGCTGAAAATTCAAATCTAAGATTAGGTATGATAAATAAGACAGCATTCACATTCTATCAGAACTTCCGAGCTAAGCGGTACATGATGTATATCTATCACTTCCCAGAGAATGGCAAAAAGTTATTGGTAATCAGTAATGATTATGGTGATAGATATATGACATTCACTGATAAGAATATAAATCTCTCACAGGACCCACACATAGATATCAGAAGCAAGTTAGAGCAGAATCTTCAGAATAAACAACATTTAGCGAATCATATTGCTATCCACACTTACCTAGAACAATTCTCTAATATCTTAAAGACTAATCTTTCAGTAAGATTATCACTTAGACAAATACTTAGAGAGATGTGATATAGCGAAGATCAGATTTATGATTATGTTCCTGAAACACTAGAGGAAATAGATGCTAAGAGCCAACTCATGCTTATCAATAGGAATGAGAAATTAACTCCATTGGAAAGTACTCAGATATGGGAAGAGCACGAAGTGTATCTTCATGTATTCAAACAATCTAGAGATACAGTCGCAAAAGCTCTTGCAATACAGGAAAGATTATCTATGTTAAGGAAAAGAAAAGAAGAAGAGAGGAAGCAATGAATGTCTACTAATCAGATAGAATGACAAGCTAGCAATGCCCTCAACAGTGTTCGTAATCAGTCCACCGCTAATATGATAAATCAAAGTAATGATAAATCATCTTCTCTAAACCAAATTCAAGCATAGTCTTTTTATATTTTTAAAATAAACACTAATGACAGACGAAACAACACTAGAGCAGATTCAAGAGGCAAAGGCAGAAGCAGAACCAGTTGAAGCAACTCCTGAAACCATACCAGAAGAAGAACTTCAAAGAATTAAAGAATCGGAAGAGGTAGAGACATTTGCTAAGATTATGGAAGAAGCAACTGAACTTGGCACTAAGGATTTCTGATTTCCTAAGTTCGCAGAATCAGTTAAGAAATGATTAGTTTCTAAAAAGGCTATTGAGGCATTCTCTACTGATTGGGGTAAAAAATACATTGATAATCTCGTTAAGATGGCAATAACTTTCCCATACGTAGTTAAAATAAATCAGCAAGCATTAGTAGAACTTACTATGAAATATGCAACAGCTGAGGAAAAGGATAAGAAATGAATTAAGGAATCTATCTATGGGACACTAGGCCAAATCAAGACTATTCAATCTCAGGTAGATGCACTTAAAGGTATGATGACTTCTTACGAAGAAGTTCTAACAGAACTAAATAACCTTTAATTCCTATTCAAAAAAACACGATGACAGATGAAACAAATATCACAGTAGGAGGGGCAGCAGCTACTATGGGGCGAGACCAGGGAGATTGAACCCAAGAGTTTCTCAAACGCACTAAGTACAAAAGCAAGATAGACCAAGTGATAGATTTCTACTGAGTACCCTACTGCTATAAGAATAATATTGATCAGTTTCTAAGATACTGTATTCAACCTCGTCACTATCCAATAGTGCATGAGCATTTTTATCAAGTCCTTAAATCTACCTGATATGGCGTAGATGATTTTGATTATGCTAAACTTCAGGAAGAATATAATGCAAGACAAGATAAAAAATCTGTATGATTAGAGTTTAAGGTAGATATGCAGAAATTCAAAGAACAAAACCCTGATGAAAAATTCATACAGCAAGGAAACCAAATGGAACTAATGCAACAGATGATGCAAGAAATAAAAGAACTAAAAGCAAAATTTTTATCTTCTAATACTACTACTAATGGAACAACAACTAACACCACTGGAGAAAGCAAGACTAGCCAAGAAGTTGAAGGCACAGGAGAGAGCGTGACAGGAAATGACAAACAATCCTGAAGCGAAAACGACTGATGACTTCTTGAAGGAAACTCATGAGGCAAAGCAGGCCTGAGTGAAAACTGAAACGATTGACAATAGAACATTAGAAACTAAGATGGATGCCATCATTGAGAAATTACCACTCATAGAAAGATGTAATGAAATCTGTAATTTCCTACTAGACCACTACAAACTTCAAGCTACTTTCAAGGCAGAATTGGCCAGAGAAACAGATGCAAGAGATAAGGCAGGTCTATATGCAATTTTTGAGCATTATTGAATACCAAAAGGTACTGAAGAGAACTTACATGAACTCTACAAATTTACATTCCATTCAGAAGAAGATGTAGGTACTATTTGTCGCTATCTAGCAATTAAATGAATCTCTTATGAAAGAGATAGTTTTATCATTAAACAAAGACCTGATGATCCACCCATGAGTCGAAAGCCAAGGACAAATTACTGATACCCTAGCATACCTAACGGAATTAACCCGTAGTGAGTGATGGAAGTATCTAGTAGATAAATTGTCTGAAGTTAAGCAGAATATAACTAATACCGTAATGACACCACAATTAGACCAGTCATTAAGATTTAATGCAGATGAAATCCTCAAACAAAGAGCGAATGTTTTAGATTTGATTCTAGAACTTCCTAATTTATCTATCAAGGATTTTGAAAATAGATTATTTGCTATGGCAGAAAGACAAAAACCCCTAGAGCAAAGACTCGAGGAATATGGTAATAAATTTGCAGAGCAAGCAAAGGAAAAATGATTAATGCAATAGGAGATTACGGCAGTCGTGTACTGCCCTATCTTTAAGCCCTCTAGTTTTGTTCTTTCACAAAAGTACCCTCTTTTGTGTCCGACTCGTGTTTTCTAGGGGGCCTAAAGATAGCAAAATCTACAAACTGCTATTGAAATTACAGAGTTTTTAATTATTAACTAAATTGATATGACTGAAGAGTCTAAGGATGCGTCTACCGCAACAGACGACATGGATACATCTACCACAACAGATGACAATGAGGAACTCGATAATGAGGACCTCGAAGGAGACGAAATTTCCAATGATGACGCTCCTAAAGATGATGAGGACACAGAACCTCAGAAACCAGCAAAAGATTACAAGAAAGCATTCAACTCTGTCATGAGCGAAAAACGCAAACTTGAACGTGAGATTGAATCTCTTAAATCTAACAAGTCTGGTGAAAAAAAACTTTCTGATGAGGATGTTGCTAAACTTAGAGAAAAGTATGACGAGGAGGACCTTTCCGTTATTGAGAAAATCATCAAAAAGGAAATCAACGAACACGAATCTAATAAGTTAGAGCAGAAGGAAGAATCAATTTTCCTTAAGAATCATCCCGAAGTAACCGCAGCTCAAATGAAACATTTACGTTTCATGCAAAAAGAATTTGGGTATTCACTGAGCTACGCTCATCAAATCACTTTCGCTAAGGATGCTCCTAAAAAGGCAACTCCTGCGAATCATTCTATCTCAGGTGGTGCTGGAGACAGTGCTTCATCTAAGAAATGAGGTGATATAAGTGATGATCAAGCATATGCGGATATGAAGAAATTCTATAACGCATAAACAAAAACATGATTCGGCAATTTAAAAGGGATTATCTTTAATCTTTTATTTTGCTAATTAAAGAAAAATGACAACTTATACTTGATTACAAAATAGTACTTCAACCTCATCTAACGCTTTTCAAGCGAAGATTATCAGGAAAGTACTAGAGAACTTTGAACCTAATCTAGTGTTTGACCAATTCGGTGAAGCACCAGTAGATGAAACAAGTTCAACAGGAGTAGTTCGGGCTAAATTCCCAGCACTTACTCTTACACCTGCTCAGACTGAATTGATTGATGGAGTTACTCCAAATGATCAAGCATTCACGGCTACAACTATTACTGCAACTGCTAAACAATATGGTATCTATGTAATCATTACTGATATCTTGAAAGATAGAGCATTATTCAATGTTTCTATGATTGCTGCTGGACTCCTAGGAGACAACATGGCTAGAATCATTGATAGTGTAATTCAGAATGAAGTACTAGACAACGCAACAAAGAGAATCTATGCTTCTACAACAGCTGGTGGAGCTAGAGCAGCTAATAGAGCAGCTTTGGGTTCAACTTCTGCATTGTTCAACTATGATTTGGCTTCTGCCTTCACTTACCTTTCTTCTAAGAATGCACCTAAAAGAGGTGGAGCATACATTGGAATTATGCATCCATTAGTATCTCACTGGATTAGAACTGAATCAGGTACAACTGGTGGACGGTTGCAAATCAAACAATATACTGTTCCTGGACAAACCGATATCTACAAAGGAGAAATTGGAATGCTTCATGGAGTAAGAGTATTGGAATCAGCTAATGTTAAATCTTACGCATCTACAGTTACTGTATATCCTACAGTAGTTATGGGAGCGCAAGCATATGGTATTTCTGAACTTCAATCACTTAGAACTATCGTTAAGGGATTTGGTTCTGCTGGAACTGAAGATCCAGGTGACCAAAGAATGACTATCTTCGTTAAAAAGGCATTTGCTGCTAAAATCCTTAACCAAGATTCAATCGTAGTTTTGGAATCAGCTGGTGTAACACTATAATTGAAATAAAATAAATCAATTTTTTATCTTTATAATTTAGAAAAAATGACTGAATTGACCTTAAAACAAACCTCCAGGAAATCTAGAGATTTGAATAGAGAAGCTAGTTATCTTTTTGATAACTTTACTGATAGGATTATAGGAGTCGGTACATTGGGTAATGTGTTGCCTGTTAGTACTGATACCGCTACTAATTGTATCAGAACTCCTCAATCTACATTATACTGCACTAATATCGCAACACAAACACTTCTTTGCCCTACTAATGCTGCTACTGGATTGGATATAGCTGGTGATCAGACTGCTTCTGATGGATTTGAGATTAATTTTCAGGAACCTGGTCAGACTGATGCAAGATTCTTGTTCACTATCGGTTCAGAGCCAGTAGGATTCTTCATGGAAGCGTTGGTGACAGTTGCTGATGTATCAGGTGCAGCTGAACTCCTGTTTGGATTCAGAAAGAATGCTACAGTTGAGGCTGCTAGGGCTACTTACACTGATTATGCGCTCATCGGGCTTATCAGAAGTGATATTGAAATTGCTACTGACTTGGACAATGCGGGTGAAACATTGACTGATACTACTATGGACGCTTCAGATACAATTCAATGTAAATTTAGAATTGAGGTAGATAGCGATGGTAATGTTACTTACAAAGTAGCTAACACAGCTGCCTTAGTTGCTAGTGGCGCAATCACGCCTACAGTTAGCGCTGATTATACATTCAATAGCGGTGATGTGGTTGTCCCTTGTATCAGATTGATTCAACATGCTGATTTGACTGGTACTTGTGTCATCAATTCCTTAGAGATAGGTTACTTAAATTAGTGGGTAAGAGTTGTTGCATAATTATAGGGCTGGCGCATGGGCGCCATCCCGATTAATCATTTAGCATCTTAACCACAAGTCATGGGAAAAATTTCCACTCTACTCACAGATTCTAGACTCCTTGCATGACTTGATACAGGGAACGTGCCAGATGCTGTTGGTATTCAACTAGCCGATGAAATATACCAAGAGCTTGTTGACCTTAAAAAAACTACTACAGAGAGTTTTCTTCATACACAAGGATTCTTAGATACAACCATCTACCAAAACGAATATTCTCTACCTACTTGATTTAAGAAGTTGGAGAAGATTTTGCTTATGTCGCAACTTCTAACAGCACCAACCTATACAGCATGGGTTGCTAGTACTGCTTATTTAGCTGGTGATAAATGCACTAATGGATGAAGAGCATATATATGTATTGCTGATCATACCAGCACTGCTAGTTTTCCTTACACTACTACATTTACTACTTCCGCAATAATGGTAGCAGGAGATACGGTAACTATTAATGGAATAACATATACAGCAGTAGCAGTATGAACAGCAACGAATCCATGAGAGTTCTCCATATGACTAGACCAGGCAACATCACTTACTAACCTAGCATTAGCTATTAATTCTGCGACAGCAGGAACTGCTGCTACATTTATTTCACTTTCTGATTACTATAAACAACTTAATACTGATATTGAATTGACTGCAGTAGCCGCTGCAACAACTGTCGTAATCACCTCTAATAAGTCCATCACTTGTTCTGAAACATCAGGTGTAGGTGCATGGTGAGCAGAAACGTGAGGACAATGGATAGAGATATATGAATGATATGTTAATGTCACTCCTATGAAATTAGACTACTATGATATGCATAGATTTGATGATGTTAATTCAGATACTCCTGTCTACTTCTTTTTAGAAGATAAGATTAGAATTTTCCCTAAACCACAAGAATCAGTAACTAGAGGAATAATGCTAGACTATATCCAGTACGTGCCAACAATCACTCTGACGACTGATGATGCGGCATTATTCCTTGAAGATAAATTTTTCAAAGCCTGGAAGTATGGGCTAGTATATAAGATGCAGGAATATTGCTCTTTAGATAGTTCACTATTCAGATCAGATTATGAAATAGAAAAAGAAAAAGCACACTCATGGTGGGCTAATCGCCATCATGCTAAAACACATGAAATTTTACCCTGACTAAAAAACTACGCAAGGAATGGTAGATAAAAAGGACCAATTCTTAAGTTTCATAAATGATAAATTCTACGGATGAATGTCTGAGAGTGAGTTTCTCAGTAACTGAATAAATTTCACATACTGACAGAATATTGATATATTCTCTAATCCTAAATGAGTAACATTGAGTAAGGATTTCTCTGAGATTACTATGGCTACTGCAACTACATTCTCAGG